GTTAATGGTTTGTTTAAAATAATACCCAGTGGTTCTTCTAATATTTTTATTACATGGTTATCAAATAATTGTGGCAATATAGAAATCAAAGAGTTCATTTGCTCATTATTGAGAGCAACTTGGTAGGTTTTTTTTCCATGACTAATCAAAACAACACATATTTGTTTGCCTTTTTTCCAGATAAGTTCTTTTGTGTCTGTCATAGGTTAGTCCTTTTTAGTTAGTTCCAAGCACCTATCAATTTTTTAAGCATACTGGTTGCTAGTTTGTTTTTTCTGATTTCTGACTTAGATAGATGATTTCTGTGGGTAAAGCTACCAGTGCACTTTTTGCAGTTACTTCTGCCAAAATCACCCCTAACAATAAGATTACATCTTAGCGCATTCCAAACCCTCAAAATGACTTTGTTTTGCGCTTTTAGTTCTGGTGTAAGATCAACACATTCTCCTGCGCCCATCATTCCCCAGTGTCCACCGCAGTTGATACAGTAATATTCGCTGTAAGCCCACAAGAATGTCCAGATAAGTGGTATTTTACATGTTGTGCAAACTGTTATTTGTTCGATTTCTTTTGTCATAGGTCTATTCTTTATCAACTTGTAATGGTTTGTCTATCTCGTCTATTCTATCGTCATAGGCTTGTAGTGCCTCGGCTCTTGTTGCTTCGCAGGTTTCCCATGCTGAGTAATCGTTTGCTTTGCAAGCTTCCACTCTTTGCTTATCTATAGCTTCATAAGCTTCCAGTGCCTCTCTTTTTTGTTCTTGTTTAGTTAATTTTTTCATATAGTTTTCTGCCATACTTTTTAATAAATAACTTGGTACAACTTAGTTCCTGCTCCATACTCAGACCGCTAAAGAAATCCATCCATAAGCAAGTTACATTCTTGCCATTAAAGAAGAAGTCGTACATTCCTGTCTTTTTATTTAACCTGCTTGTTATAAAGTATTGTTTTTTCATATTTACTCCTTTAAGTCAGGGGTTAACAATTTGATTCCATCAATAATTGCATCCTGTAATTGTCCTAACAATAAATCTTGACTAGACTTAGACAGTTTCATAAATTCTTCTCTAGGTTCAAATACTGCGTCAAACATTTCTTTGATTTTTATTTCAAGTATCTTCATATCTACTCCTTCGCCTTCTCTTTAAATTTATAGGTTATTTCCTTCAATACTTCTAACTCCTGGATATCATTCTCCCAATCATTTCCCAGCATATCCTCTGGTAATTCTCCAAATATTTCAATAAATTCTTTTCTTTTCATATATGTTACTTCTCCTAGGCTAATAACTCAGGATTTTCATAAATGTTTCCAATGACTTCATGGTTTTCGGGATGATTGCAATCGAACATGTAGCTCCAAACATCACTCTCAACTTCAACGCCCCAATAACCACCATCAAACCATCGAACCAAACCTGGATTGCCCCCATCTGGCCTTTCAACTATATCTCCCTCGTAAATCTCTTTTCCGTCTTTATCAAGCAAGCCTGTAAATTGCATAAGTTCAACTTGATCTAAAGGAAAAACACAATCTTTCTCTTGGGTATCTACACTTTCATTAAATCCATCCTCCCAAGAACAAGCACACCACCCATTTGGTTGACTCTCTTGTTTAGTCCAATCAATACAGGTTATATCAACCATACTATTTTCTTTTTTTACCCACGCTCTGAATTTAATTTCTCTTTTCATATAAGTAAAGGTTTATTTCTCCCCGTCTGTTAATGGTTTGTCTAGGAAGGAACTGATAACATCATCAATCGCCATATTGTAATTTTCTATCTCGATTTTATACATCAATATATTCTTTTTGTTAAATCTTATCCTCATTTCCTTTACCTCCCTCACCAACCTCTCCCTTTCTTCTGCTACTGCTTGTTGGATTGATTCGGAGAGGAAGGATTCCGCTTCTTTGGTATCTGCACATCTATCTGGAAACTTCTCCCTAAATTCTTTTCTTGTCTTAAATCCGAATGTTTTCATATTATTCCTCCTCCTGTTCGTCTATCTCTTTGCACTTTGCTATGTAGGCTTTCGTTGCGGGGTCTACTATTGCATCGTAGAATTTGTTTATTGGGTTCACTATTGCTTCATAGGCTTCCATCGCCTCTTCTTTCTGTTCTTGTTTAGTTTTCATATTATTTACTCTCCTTGTCTGCATCGAGAGAGGCAAGGATTGACTTAACATCAACCACGGCTGCCATGTATCCCTCCTCATATTTATTTGTCATCTTATGAACTTCAGTTGAGACTTCCCATAATGTTTCCTCCCTCGTCTTTTCTGCTATGGCTGTGAGGATGGGGGTTATTCTGTCCAATCTAGCGTTTACTCTTACGGCACCTAGTAGAGCGTTGGTATCCCCCTCCCACTCAGTTAGGATGAACTCAAGATCCTTGATACTCTCAGCTATTAAGTTATTCATCACAATGGCCTTTCTACCCACCCTCTTTGTCTTTTTCCATATACTTTTGCTGGTCTGCCAAGCCTTTTAATTCTCCTAAACTTTATGTTTATACCCATTTTCTTTGCCTCTGCTGGGCTTATAAAGTTATTCATCTTGGCCTTTCTTCTCGTATGATTCCTGCTCTCTAAATACTAGCTTTCTCATATCTTCTAGATGGTATTTGGTGGCGCTAAGTTCAGCGATTGTTTCTACCTGTATAGTGCTCGGCAAAACTGCTTTGTCTGTTAATGCGTCAATAAGTTCTTGAATGGGAAAATAATGTGGAATAACCATAAATGGCGTGTAGTCTCTCCACTCCGCACCCTCTTTAATATCCTCCCAAACAATTCTCCCCTTTTCTAAATATCCATTAAATGACTTGCCCATTTCATGCTTAACAAGCATTATGTCCAGATAATCGCCTATTTTTGGTGCTTTATAAAACTTAATTATTGTTTGCTGAATCATGCTTTCTTCTCCTTGTCTGATAATGGTTTGTCTAAAGTAATATCCAGCGGTTCTTCTAATACTTTTATTACGTGGTCATCGAATAATTGTGGCAATATAAAAATCAAAGAGTCCATTTGCTCATTATTGAGAGCAACTTGATAGGTTTTATTTTCATTACTAATTAAAACAACACATGCTCGTTTGCCTTTTTTCCAAATAAATCCTTTTTCTGTGTAGTTCATATATTTAGTACGTTAGTTATTCTCTATTTTTGTGATATATCGGACTTTTAATATCAGTTGTAGTTATGTCTTCTCCTGATTGCGTTGTCCATTTTTTCATAGTTATTTCTCCAACCCATTCTCTTTAGTAAAGATAGTTTTCTTTTTAAAGTCATAAGCACATCCACACTCAATCTTATGTAACTTCTCAAGAGCTGGCATGTTATCTTCTAGTGCTTTAACCCATGCTTGGTTTGCTTTATCCCGTGCTTGGTCTGCTTTACCCCGTGCTTGGTATGCTTTAATGAATGCTTGGTTTGCTTTATCCCATGCTTGGTATGCTTTACCCCATGCTTGGTTTGCTTTACCCCGTGCTTGGTATGCTTTAATGAATGCTTGGTTTGCTTTATCCCATGCTTGGTATGCTTTACCCCATGCTTGGTTTGCTTTATCCCGTGCTTGGTCTGCTTTAATAAGCTCACTAGGTAACTTACCCTTGACAGGTTTGATAAGTTTTAGCCTTAACTCAATCTCATCCTTTGGTTTATTCTCCTTAATGTATTTAATCCTATTCTTGAGAGGCTCGGTTAAAGCCTCAACAAGTATTTCGTGGTGGATATGGAAGTAGTATTTAAGTGTTAGTTTTTTCATAACAATACCCAAACTACAGCCAAGCTAAAAAGAATAACAAAAAACATAATTACATTTAAAATACACCTCATAGCTTATCCTTATACGAATTTTTCCAATCGAATAATTCTTCTTCTCGCTCCCTATCCTCAACACTACTGATTGCTCCTAATAAGATACTCAGCCCAACGAGTATTGCCGGAAAAGTTAAAAGTCCTGCCATGTAACTAACTATATTCATTTTGTAAACTCCCAATAGATTCTATAGCAGAGATCTCTACACATCTGACTGTTATATCTTTTCGCAAGATACTCAAGTACCCTGTACACAGCTTTTGCTGTTCGATTGTTTTTCATAGGACAGTATGAAAATTATCTCTGCGTTATATCTATCTCAACTCTTGGTTTCTTAGCGTCAACATCGAATATATGCACAATCGAGCCTGTATACTTCCTGCTATCGTCCGGCAACACTTTCGCAAGCACCATGCCATCTAATATGTATTTGAGAGCAAATGCTACATTGTCGCTATCCTTCTTGAGATCCTTGGTATACCATGTACAGATCATCTCAACTATTCCCTTAATCGGTTTTACCTTCTGATTCTCTAACTCTCCCCAAACTCGCTGCGTTTCAGCTTTCTTGATACTCGCTGCCTTATAACGATTTGTTCTCTCAGCGTTTATATACGTATTCAGATCAGTTAATTCTCCAGGGATGATAAAAATACAATTTTTCATTTACTTTTTGAGTACTCTCTTGCTTTCTGCTCCCTATGGTCTTCTGAGCAGGGCTTGCATCTATCCGCGTTCATATGAACTAGGGCTTTGCAATCAAAACACTTATGCAATTTCTTTTCCTTCATACTTTTCCAACAAGGTTTTTAGTATCTTCGCCCGTTTCTCAGTAAGACTTCTCATTGCAGGACGATCTACCCATTCCTTCCTTAACTTCTCTAATCTTTCTTTTAAATCATTGATAATATTCATGTACTTAAATAATACTTACTGTATCAATCAACTAAGGCTCACGCCCCCTACTGTTACCTAATGTCTTCTTAACTGAGAAGTATGATATACCAGAGCTTTAGTTTTATAGAAACGATGTCGGTAGACTTTATCCCCTCTGTTTCGCTTCAAAATTCGATATGGTTTATTGGACGGGAAACGGCTTGTTTCATCCCCATACTGCGCTCATGCCGTAGGTTGCGTTTAATCTACGCTGCTTTATCCCAACTCTTCATACTATTGATGTCTGTATCGGTTTTATTTTCGATAGCAATATCCGCTTCGCTGAATCGCCTTCGTATATCCAAACATATTCTTCATCAGTTTCTTTGTTCTTGGTGGTGGGGACAAAGTTGCTTTGTAAAATGTAGGTAACGCTTCTATTCTTCTCTGTGCGTGAAAATATCCGATGATTTTGTTCTTTTAATTCGGAGATTCGAGTCGGTGCTTGTTTAATTGCGTGGAGATATGTAAGGTCGTAGGAATTAACACCCCTAGATCCTGATGCTTTTAGTAACTGTAAAACTTTATCTTGTTGTGTTTTCATAGTCCAACCCTATGTATTAGGAGGGGGAGCAGAGAGATACCTCCCCCCCCTAACTCAACCGAAATTAAGAAATTAATAGTCCTCCACGTTTCCATTGCTGTGACCTGAAGGAGTCGTATTTTGATTAGGCCATTCAATAAATGAGCAACCTTCTGCCTGCTTCGTAGCGGCATTCCACCTATTCGTTTCACATTTGATGAACTTTGTTCCGTCCTTCTTTATCGAATAGACGAGTTTTGATCCGCATTTAGGACAAGCTCTATTCTCGACATACTCTTTCGGTTTTATAGGAAAGCGGCCTGTTGCCTGTTCAACTGGAGTAAATCCTGATTCCAGCCATTTCTCTTCCATTTTTTTTATCTTGAAAAAAAGGTTGGAGTTTTTCTCATCCCGTATTGTCCATTGATAGACAAAGCCATTCACACTTTTCATTCTTGTGTTGACCGATGCCGGAGCTTCGTTCAGATTCTCTGTCTGTGACTGTACCTCTTCGTTATTCAGATGATTCCTCCATGCGCTGTTCAAACTCCTCATCTGCTTCGATGTTTTCATTCACCGCAGCCAACACATCAAGTGATACTGCGTGAGATAGTTTCCTTTCCTGTTTTAGTCCTATTTCCGAAATATTCATGATCCGAATGGTTGACGCAATAAGGTAGTCTGCTTTGTTGATTGCTATGTATTTCATCGCTGTGATTTACCTTCCTTTGCTTCCTTGCGCTTCTTCAGCTTGTTGTACGTTGTTCGATGCGGCATGCCGAATCCCTCAAAAAGATCTTCGACGGTGGGGAGATAGTGGAGTGCCATTTGAAGGTCCTCAACCAACTTGAGAAAGGCATCCTGCGAAGAGTCGTATTTCCTATATTTGCGTTTATTATGGGACATATGCTAGAATCCTTACTTCGGAACTTCTAGCTTTACTAGCCTCTTGACAGCCTCGCTGTCAATAGTGCTGTTTGAATATAGAAGAAAAGAAGTTTCTGACTCCTATAATGGCATGTTTGGTGTTTTAAAGTCAAGATGTCAAACTATATCAATGTTATAAAAAGAATGATTTTGCTGTCTCATAAGGATGTTGATACAGTTTTTGTCTATTGTGACTTTCTTTGTCTACCTTGCATGTTCGTATAATTTTCTAGGAAAATATTGTATAGACGACAAATATGATTAACGAGAAAGACCTAATTCAGCACATGTCCAGCAAACAGAGGCTTAGTGCTGGAACTATTGCTACGCGTCATTCGAGAGCTAGGATTTTTATAGCATGGTTAGGTGATTCTCGTAAAGAGATTACTCATGAAGTCATCGAAAGTTTCTTCTACTTTCTCCGTACACTTCAGACACACTCTATAGCGAAATGGAATTACAACAAGGCTCTGAAACTTCACCTGGCACGTTCGGCATATATATCGCTTACGTATTTTTCCTGTCATCGCTGAGATTATGGATAGGTTTAAACCATTGTGCTTCGGTTTCAAATGATGCAGCAGGTACTGGTTGCGCTATCTCAAGAGGAAAAACAGCCCCCCTTGCCGCTAATTGGGATGCCTCCTCAGCGTCACAGTTCACACCAGGAACGATGAAAGCCTCTCCATGATGGTTTGTATGCCTAAAGCCCCCAGATCCTTCTCCTAGTCCATAAACAAACACTACTGCTGCGTCTGGTTGCCCGAACTGGTTAGGCATACGATTCTCTCTACCACTCAACGCATGCCACTCCTCATTGCGGAAAGGCACTCTAGTTCTATCCTCTGGTGTATATCGCTCGTGACTCATATATTCCTTTAATTGATTGTTGCTCTCTGCCAGCCGTCTTACTTCTGAACGTCTGCCGTGGTGAGAGCAATCATCCTTTTTACCACGGATATATTTCTCGACTGCCATTAGCTAACAAATTTACGAAGTATATCTGTCAGTCTATTTAGAACGAAAAGCACCATGCTTCCCTGTGTAAAAGTAGAGGGAATAAAATCTCTCACTGAGAAGGCATGACCCTCAACTGATAATGCTCCTGTGACTTGTGCAAAATAAATTAAGATAACAGGCGCAACAAAGATAACACCACCGCGAAGAATATTTTTCCAGTCGGTATGATTAAGTGACATTGACTTACTAGGTCTCATATACTCACCTCCTTTAGAGGGTAAAATTTCCCCCTCGGATAATATATATTCCAGCTCCTAAGAAAACGACTCCTACAATCAATGCGAGAAACCAAGGCTGAAGTGATACTCCAAACCCTAGTCCTACAATTGAAAGAATAAGAAGAAGTCCCACAATCGCAAGAATAATACCGATAACCTTAATAATGGTATTTGAAAGACTCATAAATAACTCACCTCCTTTATATAACTCCAAAGAGTTTTAAAATAATAAGTATCGCTAATATGGTTAATAATATTCCCATAGCATCACCCCTTTATTAACAGGTCATAGATTAGTTTCTTATAACCTGTCAGAACAGTCATACTGCATTGTTTTTTCAACTGATCTAGCTGCTCTGAGACTGTGTTGATCTGCCCTTCCTGCTTGCTGATACGGTCACTCTGTCTCCTAGCTTCTTCGACAAGGCTTGTATTCTCGGCTACTGTCTTATCGTGTTCCTTTGTTATCTTCACTAGGTCTATCTGAAGATCTGAGATTTTCTTATCAGCATCTTTCAGTTGCGATTCCTTATGAAACAATACATCCTGAAAGCTAACAAGCTTCTTTAACTCTCCCGCTGCAATATCGTAGTTAGGCTGTACTTGCATGATGTCGCAAAGTCCGGCAAAGTAGGTCCAATTACGATCTCGCTCTGTGCGAAGTTTATCCAGCTCAATCTGCGGATCGACTCCCATAAACGTCTTAGCTACCCGAATGAGCTTATCAATATCCATCGTGCCTGGGCATTGTGTGTTGCGTACCTCTTTATGACCCTTGATATGCTCACGATTTAACGGAATGTGGTATTTGGTACATATCTCGGCAATAAGCTGTCCCGATGTCTTGTAGGTCTTCTCAGAGGCTAATCTATCTGGTGCTGCTGAATGTTCAATGCCAATGCTTTTTTGATTCCACGAATATACCCCTGCATGATAAGCAACTGCATCATCTTTAACGTATTGGTGTATTGTGTCATCCTCTATCCCATAATGGGCTGAGGTTCCTGGGGTAGTTTTCTTGAACTGTGCATCAGCAGCAGCAAGATTTCCTACAATCCAATGAATGAAGATGTGCGTAATAGGCAGTCTATTCTTATCGAAGTTTGGGCTTGGAACCCATTGTATGTTCATTTTACGAAAAACTTTAGGAAAAAAGTTATAACAGTAAGTCCACCCACACCTAGCCAAAGATACTTCTGCATTGTCTCAACCTTATTCTCAGCTTGTTTTACTCGATCCTCTATCTGCGTAAAATCCCGTACCGAGACATACGCATTCGAGAAGCTATCGACTTTCATATTCAAAATATCAAATCCTTTGACAAGATATGTTATTTGTTCACCCATCTTTGCGTTACTGGTTGCTGAGTCTATAGCTGCTTTGACTGCGATTTCATTAGCGTCTGATGCTGAATATCTTTCTTTCATGTGTTGCTTAGTATATGTTTATGCAGGAATGACAAGAATTGGACAACCCTATGCCTCAAGGAGGCTTACAACAATCTCATCCTCGTTTGTATCGTTTTGGTTTATTACCCATGAGGTATTGTCGATGTCATTCACCAGCACGCTATAATTTGTTCCATCAACATCTACGAAGTTATAGAGCTGCTGTGTAACAAGAAGATCTTCAAGGGTAGCTCTAATCTGCTCAGCCGTTCGTGACTCATCTGAATTATCAAGCAGCTTCATATTCTTCTTGGCTTTGAGCTTCATCGTCCATTGCCATTTCCTTGTCGGGTAGAGTGAGTACTGGAGTATTCGCTCGGTAAGCTTCGGGGAAGCTGTAACATCAGTGGTATTCAGTTCCGTTTTGAGTGTGATCTTTTTAGAATAAATACCTGTCGGGAAAGTTATCTCCTTTGATGTGTCACCTACTGTGTTTGATGTACCAAGGAGCGTCCATGAGTCAGTCTCTTTGAACTTGTAGTAAACGAGGATGCTCTGTCCTTCAGCAAGAGCGTCATGCTTGATCGTTACCATGTTATAGAGCTTGTCGATTGATGGGAGATTGGCATCAAAGTATGAAGACTGCTCCCAACCCTGTGTCTTGTAAGTATTTGGATCAAGCTTGTATATGTATCCGTTATCACCTGTTCCTACCATCAAAAATCCATTCACTACCGAGAAACACCGATATCCCGTTACACCTGAGACGGTATGAGCCAAGGATAGTCCTCTCCTATCAAAGAGCCATACGCCTACATTGGTTTCGTTTGAATTAAGCTGTGGATAGAGTGCTAGGTATAACTTGTCATCGAAGTATTTCATCGCCTGTATTGTCACACGGAAGGCGTACTGATCTTTGAAGTTAAAAAGTGGATTAAGTGTTGACGTATCGTAGACATACAGATGCCCGTGATACGTCCCCATGAAGAGGTAAGCATCATAAAACTCAAGCGACTTGATGACTGTGAAGTCAAATGGGTAGAGGATGTTCCACGAGGTCGTATCATAGGTATTCAGAAACCCGTTATAAAATTGAGTGGGTAGAAACTCAGGTGATCCTCCACCCGCGTGAAGTACTCTATTATATTCCTTTAGAGCATAGACATACCCTGGATTCTGAGGTATATTGACATCTTTTGATATAGTGAAGGTCGAGAAATCTGCCGTCTCATAGATCTTTGCCTGCGGTCCGATGCCGATATATGCCTTCGTTGCTCCTGAGTACTCAGCCATTGAAGTCACCATAGATTCAGTCGCGGTTGCGAAGACTTTAGTGAGCGTCCAGTTTGTACCGTCAAACCCATAGATTCGGGCATCTCCATTTGTCTGTCCTGTTGGGTTTCCGACACCTACATAGAGCTTCTGTGAAGAGAGGGAAGATACAAGCATGGAGTTTATCTCAGTACCTTGTCCTAACAACCTGAAGAAGGCATCAGCAGCAGCAACAGCAGACCACGTAGCACCTCCATCGGTTGATGCAGACATTGCACCTGTTGAGAAAGTAGGAGATGAGCCATCAGCGGCCCAAGCGTAGTTAGTATCGTTCGCAGCAGCGGCAGTTTTAAGAACAACATGATAGGTTGTAGAACCTGAGAGGACAAAGGCCGCCGCAAAGGTTACTGTCACCCAACCATATGAGGTGGTTGAGAAAGCCGTAATTGTACCCGTAGCATTAGAATCAGCAAGTGTTCCTGACGGTACTCCCGCATTATTTGTTTCAATTCTGACCGTAATGTTTCCGGGTGTACCTGCGTTCTTTTTGATATATAATGATGCAGTTCGTACCGTTTGCGAAGCACTTACTTGAAACCCCTGAGACTGAGCGGTTTCCGTCCCGCCCGTGTCCCCGACTATTTTGTCTGAGTCATTTCCTGTCTCATACCAGATGAGCCTGTTGGCATCAAATTGTTCGGTCCATGTCGTTGTCCCGTCCCATTTGTAGACTTTACCGTCTGAGCCTCCCCCGTAGAGATCAAACGAGGTTGAGGGGGGTTGTGTTGTTGTTTCCGCTCCATAGTTAGTTGTCGGCTGATCTGCCTGCGACAGCGCATAGGGAAACGAGGTTCTAACTGAGTTTGAGATGCGGATGTGGTTAAACTTTGCGTCAAGCTGCCCATTAGTATTGAATCTATCTCTTGCCCCATAAATGACCCCTGTTGAAGTTTCCGTTCCTGCGGTAAATGTTCCTATTGCTACCTGTACGCCGTTCACAAAAATCTTCATGGAAGAAGATCCGTCATAACTTGCAGCTATGTGGTAAAGCGTTCCTGTTGTGAGGTTTGAGGTTAAGTAGTTAATTGCCTGTAAGCTAGGAGATCCTGAATTATTGAGTACAGTAAGGCGAATGTTTCCCGAAAAGACACCAAGCTCATATGCCTGACTGGAGGTAGTACCTGCTCTCGCGATCATTACCCCGTCCCCGAAATCATCAAAGATCCACCATCCCTCGATGGTGAATGAACCAAGATCAAACACAGCACTTGATGAAATTTCAAAATAATGGTTTCCAACATCAGTGAAAGCTATATCACGCCCTATATACCCGCTTGTCCTCCACGATGGTGAATTGGAAAATGTCATGGTATTGGAGTTGGTAGAGTCATCGTTTGCTGTCGTCCCTGTACCCTCCCTCATGTGCCAGATTCCGACTGAGTTCGCATCTGGTGTTGTTCCGAACATACCGTATACAGCGTTGTAATCAGCCTCAGCCGATGCCTGCTTTGTAGTCGATTCGGCAGCGTATCCGTAGTAAACGTAGTAATTTGAATCAGAGGTTGTCGCTGAAATAGATGCCTGCGTAGCAAAGAACGTCACAGTCGTACCAACGTAGTCATGGAAGATATTCACCCACGCTGACCCATTCCAATAGAGTACTCTCCAGTCCTTGCGGTCTGAGCGTACCTTTGTAGCTGTCTGTAATACAGCATTGTCGATAGTAATCTTGACAGGATACCCTGATGGTATTGCTGTAGCACCCGCTGTGACAGTTATCTGCTGCCTGTAACCATAGTTGTTGTCCCACCAGTTAGTTGATGATCTCCACGCTTCCATGCAGTTGACCTTGATTCCCGCTGCTAGTCGTCCTGCTGAGACGAAAGCTCTTGAGAGAGTCAGCTCTTCAAGGATGGTGGTGTCAACATCAGATGACTTCCAGTACTTTCCCGGATCATCAAACTTGAGCTGCTTTGCTCCATTTCTCCAGTTGGTTTGTACGAAATACTGCCAGAAAGTAGCATCACGGTATGAGGAGTCCCCACCACCAAACTTATTTACAAAGCTTGGCGAGCGTTTTTTTTGATACTGTCTGACACCGTTCTTTTGAGAAACGATATAGCCTTGTCCGTTGAGTCCAATGTGGTATTTTGATGCGTATGCTGAAATTTTAACTCACCTTCCTTTCATATGTCTTCTTATTGTCTCTTTTCATTTCTCATAATTAAGCCTCCGTTAATACAAACACGTTTGTAACTGAATCAATCGTGACGTGATAGCGTTTTGTGCCATCTGATGAGTACATGTAAAAACCCTCTACTCCGAAAGGTCCTTCAAGATCTTTGATCTTCACCCTTCGTGACCTTGTTCCTGAGTGGTTGTGGAGAGCGATGTTGCGTATCTCACTGAAAAGACCCGGATCTAAATGCTGAAGCTGTATCTGCCCCGGTCCGATATCAGATGATTGAGTGACGTTCTTTGGAGAGCTTTTGAAAGTCGAATAACCCATGAGGTATTTTTACTTCTCCAGCTTGAAACTCGTATTAGACAACCGAAATACTCCTTGACAATTTCCTCTCTTATAGGGTATAACAGGAAATATGAACGAAATACTGCCATATGGTTTTCAATTTTCCATGACAGGAGACACTATTCCCTTCCTCGTCATCAATGTTATCCTCACGATTGGAGTAATAAAGGGGATACTCACAAAAAGCTACAGCAATATCTTCTACAAATATTTCTACTTCTTCGTTCTTGCTTACAATATTTTTCTCATTTTTGTTTCTATATTTTACGTCGTACTACCTCTGTCTTCAGAGGCATTCTGGGGAGTTACCTTTATTGTCTGGGGAATTGCTCTTGCTGAGAGATTCTTTAAAAAGAAACTAGCCGTTCAGTAAACCTTGCTCCCTGTTGTTCGTGATGGACTTCCCTTTGGAGCTATCAACCCAGGCACAGTAAACGAGAGAGGGAGGAGTAATTTGTTCAGGACCCTTGATCCTATTTCTGGTAATAGGCTTGAAAGATTGGTTGTTTTTTTTGAAGCTGCTGCCAATGTTCCCCCTATTGCTCCTGCGGGACCTATTCTTGATGGTGCAGGAATGTTCCTCGGTTTATTCACCGCTGCCGAAGCCTTAATTGCTGTGCTGAGCTTAGGTAGTGAAGAGATGGTTGCAGACAGTACTGATGGTTTTGCTGATAACGCTACGCTTCTATTAATGCTCGGTGATGAAACTGCTGGAGCTGAAATGCTTCCTGAAGAAGCTAACCCAGATACGGGAGCTACGGGAGCTATAGGAGCAACAGGACCCGCTTGAGCTGCTACGGGTACAGGAGCTACTGGCGCTACCACCTGACCCGGTGTTTCTGACCCCGGAGCTGCGATACCTTCTGGTCTGGCTGAAATAGTTCTTGATGATCCGGGGGATTCAGGAGCTTGGATTGGACCCTGAATAACATCACGAATCGGGGATGCAACCTCATTGCCCGGTGAGGCAATAGCAGGATTGGTTGACTTTTCCTCTTGAATTAAGCGAAGAAGATTCCCTATGTTGCTCTGTTGGTTAGTGGGATACATGTTTTTATTTTATGATCTTTCTCTGAATCTGAAATTAGACAACTAATCGACAAGTGAGATATCTCTCGGACGGGGAGAGAAAGAATATAGCTTTATTAATTCTTGATATTCATCTCTCGCTTCCCGTATCCAGTTTTGCACGACTGTCATCTGCAAGTCCCCCGGTTTCGTTACAGAATCCCAACTCTGGGAACCTCTCAGGTATCCCATGAGGATCTTATACAGCCTGATTGTCACTCCCCACACCACTACTTCACACATATCATCGGGAACATCAAGATCAGTTGAGTCATCCGTGGGAATAGTAAAACCTTTCTTGATCTTCACCCTGAGATCAAATGCTGTTGATACGGTATAGGGTAGAAAGAGATTCCCTCCGTAAAAGTCATAGCCATTAATCGTTGTCCAGTGAGAAGTTGTTGTATTTCCTTCATCCCTTTCAACCAGCTCAACCTTCTCCGTACCTTCAGGCAAAACAATTCCAATCGTATAGTCATCGGTTGTGTTGAGAGTTTGTGTCCATGACTCTTCAAGATAAATATTCTTCCTTGGAAGAGATCTGATTTCCCGTGTGATATGACGATTTATCAAGGCATCAGTGAAGATAGCACCTGAAACACCAGATGCTTCCTGTATGTTGTCCCGTATCTCAGTTCTGAGATCTCCCCTTGATGTTGTTTGTGAAGTCATAAGTTATTCTTACTTTTGAGCATAAACAAGAGAATTAGACAACTAGCCCTCTCTTTCCCAATTGCTCGCTTGTGTTGACTCCCTTGTAAAACGAGAGGTTTTCCTCATCCTTGCTATGATGCGGTCTGATATGGTTGCAAGGTCTGAGAATCTACGGGTAACTGCCTTAATAATAGTTTCAGTTATCGTTATATTTTCAATTGAAGATTTAGTCATGGCTCGCCTAAATGAAGGTTCGGTAATTGTAATGGTTTCTGTTAAGCTTTTCGTATGCGCAACTGAGGTTGTGTAATCAATCACATACTGCATGGGATTTGTGCCGTTATATGGATCAACTGTCAATCCTGCAATTACACCTGATGACCAGGAAGGCTCTGCATTATCTGCATCCGCTGCTATCCGAAGTCCCAACCTCGTTACCCCTGTTTTGCTGATATTTCCAACACCTGTACTATTAAGGGTAAAGTCATTGAATGCGCTCGTTGTAATGCCTGCTAGTGTTAGGTCGGTAGCCTGCCTTGTACTACCCCAACCTGCCACGTCGTAATCGCCATTAGCTAACGCAGTAAGGCTAGCAGGGCCAGTTGTTGTAACCAAGGCGAGGCTTTGACTTGCAAGGGTTGTTGTTTTTGTATTGACGTAAACACGGAATTTCGAAGTATTTTGAATGGTTGCAGTATCAGGTAGAGCAGAGGTGTCGGCTGGTTCAGGTCTCCTGAATAACTCACCCCACGGATTCCCTACATCTGCGCTTGCGTTTATCTGTGGACCGGAACCTGAAGCGGTCTGCGCTATATCTCCCGCATTGCCTCGCTTATTAGCCCATGATTCATTCCCCGCTGACCTTCCTACACGGCCATCAACGTTACTTGCATTAGGCGTAAAAGTTGATTGTGCAAAGTGAAATTGCTTAATAAAACTTGGTAGAAAAGAATCAGTTCTCAGTCCCAATCTCCATAAGAGAATCTCTTTTGTATCTTGAAAACTATTCAAGAAAGGGGCTATTGAATCTATTGCTACTAAGGCCGTAAAAAGTTTACGGTCATAAAAATTACCATCAACTGAAGCAATTAATTGTGCTTCTACTGTATCTTTATGCACACCCTTAATTAGGGTAACGCTATTACGATTTAACTTCCAGACTTTTTCGTTCTTTATATCAATACCTCTACCCGATAAATAATCTCTACCTAAAGAGGTATTGGCAAACCATCTAATTAACTGTTGATGTTTCGTATATAAATCCATTTAGCTCCAGTCAGAGGTGAGATCCTGACCGTTCTCCTTTCTCCAGGTCCTTCTTGCTTTCCTGATCTGTCTCCACAGCCAGTCTCGTGTTCTTACTGTGTCAGTAAAGTTGCGGATGAGAATGAATATCTTGGATACCGTATCGCTCATAGTGATGGTATCGGTGAAGCTTTTGAGAAGAGGAATAAACTGTGAATAGCTATCGGTGATAATTATTATCTCGGTACGCAGTCTCGTGAATGCTCTGGATATGGAATCAGAGATATTGATTGTTTCTGTATAGCTGACTAACCGTGCGTATATCTTTGAGAGGGTATCAGTAATTGTCACAGTATCAGTAACTATCCGGGTAGATGTTTTAATAATTGCGTCGGTTATCGTTATTGTTTCTTTGGATAATTTCCCCAAAGCACGTAAAAAAGCAGGTTCTGTAATCGTTAGAGTTTCCGTAAAACTTTTTGTGTATCTTGTTCCAAACCATATTCTCTTAATGATGGGGTTAAATGGTTGTGATCGTCCTCGTCTCATATTTAATAAGTATTACTTCTATTGATTGCTTGATTCACATTATAGATTCTATTAGGAATAAAACCTGCTCCTGCTGCGGCTGGTGCCTTACCAACCTGCATAAATGCTTTCGGATTGTTTCCATAAATAGCCCAGGGGTTATTTGTTAGAAGTGTTACTTCGCCTGCTGTAAGAACACGCCTCCACATCCGAACAAGATATATGCGCCCATCCCAGTATTGACCCGTGCTTAATTCTGAACCAATCGTCAGCTTTGTATAGTCATTGTTTGCAGTACCTGATGGTGCTCCGCGCACTGTAACGGTCTGTGAAATGCCGTTCTTGTAGATAATCGGATTGTTGGCTGTTGATCCCCAATCGTATGTCCAGAAGAAGTGATCAATATCTCCAACAGCCGGCTTAGGGATAGACCAAGAACCTCCGCCTCCTGACCACCCAGCATTAAAAACATACCCCCACCCATCGTCAAATTCAATTGAGTGGGTACGATCTGCCGTTACGCCAACATGGAAAACTCTTTTATATTGACTGACTGAATCGGCTCTGTGGATAATCTCTATAGTGACCTGTTGAAGTGCTACTTGTTTTCCTGTTAGGTTGAGTACTCCATCCTGATTACTCCCGTTGAGATCCATATATGTCCCCAAACGTGAGTCCCAGCCTGTAATAGGTGTATTATTCCATTTTCCGACTTTTCCAGTAACAGTATCCGTAAAACGACTGGTTCCACCATCTGCAAAAGGTAAATCTAATACAAGGTCTTTAGTTATCATATTTTCCAGTTAATCACAGGTCTGCGCGGTTTCGCTTTGAGTGTCCCGTAGACTGGTGTGTAGTCCACAAGTAGCCAAACTGTTGATACTTGAGCTGCGTTTGTACTTGTTGCGCTGAGTCGATACCCGATCTGTGCTGCCTCAAGATCTGCTTTCGTCCATGCAGTTGTAGAGCCTCCAGGGAGATCATAAAGAGTGAGGGAATAATTACGAGGTGCTGCGGCTGCATTTGTTACCCACGTCGCATCTGAAGGTGTGATTGCACTAGACTCCTCAACCGTCCCACTTGCTGAGGCTTTGATCCTAAGAACAAATGAGGCGTTGGCTGAGGCACCTACCCCATTAAAGCGCACACCCACTTGAACTACGTTGATGGTGTCACTAGTACCAAGTGAAGCAGGTGCTTCGATATTATGGTCATCAATCTGATCAAGAGTATTCGAGGAAACAAGAGTAGTTGCATTATCAGGCGTTACCTCGTCTACACTGAGATAGTCATTCGTCCATGCTGAATTATCTCCTGCTGCGTTTGGCTTGAGATGGATAATTTTGCCTTCTCCAGGCCAGGAGTTTTGGAAAGAGCCTGTATCATCGTTGATGGCAATGTCGTCAAAGTATAAATCTCCCGTAATAGATCCCTGAAAACCTAATTGAATGCTTGATATTCCTGCTGCTAAATTTATTGTTCCAGAAGCAAAGGCAGTCCCATTAATTTTGGCTTCAATTGCTGTGCTTGCAATTGTTGTGCAATCAACCTTCAACTCCAATAAATGCCATGTATTCAAGGATAAAACCGAAGAATCAGAACCAATTTGAGCCGAATCTTCTATGTTCCATAGCTCCAATGTTCCATCGCTATTCATTTGAATAGCAACTTTTTGGTTTGATCCCGTTGCTTGCCACAATGCAATAAAACTAGCTATTGCATTAGCATATGAATCTATTCTCACGTAGGCACGAACATAAAAACCGTCTGCCGTGGCTGCTGATTTAAAGGCGAATCTGCTTTGCTGTCCTGATCCTGTTGAATTAGATCTAAGAGCATATATGCCACTTCTAATAATGCTAGAGACAGTCGTTCCACCTGCCGAAATGGATTCAAACTCCATGGCAGAAGTTGTTGAATTTAATTCCAATCCGCTACTCCATAATCTAGCCATTTTTGCCTCCTTTTTCTATATTCCTTTGTTTAAGATCAATAATTGCCTGTTCTTTACTTTTTGCTTCATCAAGTTGACCAACTTCTTTTAATAAATCTAATGTGGTTATCTTAACCGCTTTATCTTCTAAAAATTCAGTTTTATCATTTGGATCAATAAGTGTATTAAGCTGGAAGGCTAGGTCTGCAACTGAGAACTTTTTATAGTCCTCCATATGAATTACGGCCTCAGCTCCATAGTCCGTAGCACGTTTTAACCCCCAATTGTAAAATCTCGGATGATCGCCAATCTTATCCTCATCCCCTTTGCCATACTGTACATTTCTTCCTTTAAGTAAAGAGAGGTTACTTGGCAAGACTGCGATATATGGATCGCTCAGGTTTTCAGGTTGAAAGGGGATTACATGGAAGAACTCAATTTCGTGCGGGATACCAAGATCGTTTAGCGTGTAGAAATGTCTCTCAAATGCACCAATTATTACGTTGCCCTCGTCATCTGTACCATCTATTAATTCAGTTTGTTCTGTAACAAGAGAGAACATCGACTCAATTTGAGCCGCATTTTCAGCGTCTGATTTGTTGTGCACCAGAGTAATCGCAATTTTCATCAGTCATTATTGGATTTCGGGTAAGTAGTAAACATACTCGTATCCGTGATCCCCTTCAGTTATAGACACCGTTTGTCCAGAACTGTTTTTAACTGCGATTCCCCATTTCGGACCTAATGGGCCGAGTGCTGATGTATCAAAGACTCCGTAGAAATTCTTTGTTGCTGTTGCCGTTAAGACGATTGTGCCTAGTAATGGAGAATTTTCAATCGTAATAGCTGCGTCTGACGCGCCAGCGTTATCGTCAGCAAGTGTTGGTGTCTCGTCTGCTCTAAGTAAATAAATCTCATAGACTGACCCTGCTGTGGGAGCTGCATTTGATTTAATTCTAAAATAGAGAAGTGCACCTGGATAATTGCTACTGTTGGTCAACAAAGTTGATTGACGTGCTGTAGCGTTAGCGAGTGACGCCAAAGTAATTGTGAAGTTTGCTTTTGTTATTGGTTTTGTTCGTATTTCGTTTGGCATAATTCACCTCCTTTGTAGATATTGAGGAAATTGTCCTGATTTGAAAATTGCTATATTCGCCATACATATTAAACCTCAAGCCATAGACGACCTGAAAGTATTCTACCAATATAACAATATGCCTACACCTCCACAATTATATAACAATATGCGTTTACTGCTGCTGCTGCTGTAACTCTAATTCTAAGAGCCGAATCGGCATTAACCATTGGCTCTAGTCCTAGTGGAAATTGTTTTACATATTGATTAGTAGGAGCAATAAGTTGAGCATCAAACATTCTTACTGCTGTTATTGTGCCTTCTGCCGTTGCTGTATAACCTGTTGCTGCTACTCCTACCGAAAAGTAAGTTGTTGAAGTGGGATTGTTTGGATTTTCAAACTTTGTGATATCTGCTGCTGCTGCTGCTGTAACTGTTGCAAATACTGTACCAGTTTCTAAAAGTTCACATTTTATCGGAGCTGCTGCTGCACTTCCATCAAATGAGATACCCCACTCTTTTATTTTAAATTGAAGAGCTGTAATGCCTTTTACCTGAAGCATTGTCTTTATTGCTGTACCAGTAGTAACTACAGCTTGAGCTGCGGTTGTCGGCATCGGACCATTAAAAATTGAATACAGCATAAGTTAAGCGTATTTCACCTGATGAGTAACTTGAAGCGTGTCAGTGTTCACCACATTGACAGCAGAGAAGGTTTGAGAGGCTAACATGATTCCTCCTGAAGTATTATTATTAAAAATACCCTCTTCTATCAAAGCCAAGGATCCAGTGAAGGTAAATGTCTTTACCCATTGTTCCGTATCGCCTGTAAGCGTTGTAGTTGTATTGGTTACTGTTGCAGCTCCTCTTGATCCGCCATTAGTTGATGATTCAGAGCCAAGAGCCGTAGTCGAGGGAGTACCTACTCCAAGAGCTATTGCGGTAAATGGGGTTGTGGTTGTCCCACCAATTTGATCTGCTGAGGCTTTTTTGCCTACTGTTGTAACTGTGTTATATCGGACTGAGTTAGTTGACCACATTCCCAAAAGTACTGGAATCTGAAGATCATGACCGAGATGTTTCTTGATGACCTTCCATAAGGTATTAGGATGAAAAAGCTTCTTGCGGTTTCCGTCCTTATCAAACAGAGCGAAGCTTGTTTTTCCAATTATCTTTGAACCACTTTTGAATTTTTTATTCATCTTCTTCAGCTTCAATATCTTCCACTTCTTTTAATTCATCAGCCTCTTCAAGTTCTTCTTCCATACAATGTTTGACTCCATGAACGATCCTCTTTCTCTCCATATCAACCTCTTTTGAGGTGATGGTATAGCGGATACCGTCTGCATTCATATTTACAGAAACTATTTCCCCTATTTCTCCATCAGCAATGACTTTAACTGTATCTCCGATTTTGAATTTCATAATACGTTTATAAGTGTTTGTCTATCGAATAAAAATTAGACAACTCGATTGGAACTGATTAGGGAGAAACTATGACACCCGCACTCGCCTACCAAATGCGACGTTCCCCGTGGTAAATCCACGCTGAACCTCCCGTGGCGTACATTCCTGCCCGCTCAGAGTCTCCTGGATCTGCCATAGGTGATCGCTAGAGGGCAGTTACAGCACCAGTAGCTGAAACCGGGATATAGCGACAGAAGAACTGGATCGCCCCAGAGGTTGGGGTGTTAGTCGTGGTGTAAACAAACTCGATGTCGGTGTTCGCTCCAGATTTTTCGACGAGGGTGAACTCTTGAAAGTCCATGTGGCTAGAAGATGTTTCTTGAAACCTTCCTGCTGCGGAGGTGAGAAGCGTCAAAGCAGATCCTGCGGATACGATCTTGTAGAGGCTTGATCCTACGCCTGCTGCAGAGAGCGTTGTTCCTGCCGCTGCGGTAATGACGGGTTGGGCTGTCTGATCGTTGAGTCTCCAGTGTGCAGCGGTGTTGTTAGAGCCGAGGACGGTGGTGACAACTCCTGCCAGCATGACGACGTGAACCGTGCCTGTGATCCGAAAGATCGGAACTGCAACGGTTGCATTGCTCCCGGTAAGCGTAGCGATGGTTGAACGAAGTGTCGTCGGTAGTGATGGATTAGAGAATGAACTCATAAATTATGCGTATGTGATCAGAAGCACCTTGTTACCTGATCCACCATGAATCCCTTTGATCGCAGCCACAGGGCAATAGGAGTCAAACATTGCAGAACCGCCGTTTGCATTGATCCGGATGCCCGTGTTGAGCGCTGCCGCGGTGCCTTCGAGCGTGAGATACATGTCGGTGTCTGAGCTGTTGATCAAGAGGAGAAATCGACGGGCGGTGTTGGCTGCGAGGAGAGTGCTATCTGAAGCAGTAACGTTGACTGCGGTATGGACGGCTGCTCCGCCGCCTCCGTCAAAGCCGATGTCAATCGTATTTCGATCAGGGTCGAAAATTTTATTTAAAACCTCCTGCATCGAATACTTGGTTTCGTAGGTATTTTTTGCCATAGCTTATTCCAGAATCTCCCAACCATAGGCATCTTTTGCGATGCGAACTATCTCAGAGGCTGTTTCCATATCAGTCACTTTAATCTCTTTCCCGGAATACAATATTCCGTTGATAGTTACTTCAATAGCTTTCGTAAACTTTAAGGTGATACTCTTTGACTCAGAAGTCGTTGCGAGCTTAGCAGGCTTTGATGGAATCATTGCGTCCATCATCATGCTGTCGCTTATCTTCTCATTTCTTGGTTGTTCTGCTGACGCTTCGAGTTTCTTTTTTACCATGCACTCATTTTGCATGGGGATTGGAGGAATAAAAATTAGACAACTCGTAGCCAATCTTTGATTTCTTTTGCTTCCCGATCAAAATCAACCACTTCCTTGAAACGGACATACGCTGCCTTACACATCTTTTTATGTTCCGAAGGACGAGAAAAGAAGCGTATTTTCTTGCAGACCGTATCAAATGGCTCATCGAGGTTGATGCAGGTGACATCGGGAATCAGAAGTTTTCCTGCAAGTCTGTGAGCATATGCACCGTAGTTGACGATACAAGGTCGTCCTGATGCGTAGAACTTGTGGATTACGTGACCGAATCCATCCCCCTGCGGTTTGTTGTGATAGCCGAAAGCACTCTTTCGCATCTCAGTTGATATACCCTTCCCATCTCCCATGATCCCATCTATTGCTCCCGGACCGTATGCTTTCCAGTCATATTCCGGCATTGCCTTCTTGAATCCTATGAACCGTTCTCGCTCAGGAAGTAATACGACAAATGAGCTAATCTTATTATTGGAGATGGGAGGCTCATACCGATAATCACTCAAGTCAAATTCCTGATGGTAGTAGTAAACCCTCTGGTTTTCCTTGGGTAAAAACTCAGTTGTTGAACAAAGAACATTCGCCGCATCGGTATTCTGTCCCTCATTTCCAAGCTGCATGACAAACTTTGCGTTCGGTTGAAACTTGAGCAATTCCTTCCAATCCCCATGCGAAGGATAACTAGCTATAACTAGATCAAACTGCATCTTTCTAAAAGTTGAGAGCGTTATTGCTTTATGCGTGAATCCGTTTTCCCTATCGTAGATGTGGTAAACATCATCCTCCAAACGATAATTTCCGTTCAATCGTTTATACGCATCCCATTCGCGATTATCAATCGCAAGATATTGATCTACTGTGTCCCGTGCATTTCCGTAAGGTTCAGCAATCTTGAAAAATCCATGAATCAGCCAGTCCATCCCAATGGGACGATATAGCTCATACCCAAGCCTCTCCTCAAAGAGCATGTGAAATGAGTTATAGAGGTTGCCATGATGATAATCTGCGAGGACTTTTATACGTCCACCTCCATTATACAAACGCATCGTGTACCAAGCTTCTGAATATACTCAACATTTCCTGCCTCATCTTCATCTACCTCCTCAAACGCATATTGAATCTGCGGAGCAGGAGAGTAATAAAACCTCGTTTTAATCTTTCCTTTCACCATCTCCCTAAACTTCGCCAGTTGCTCCTTGTCTATATTGGCAAACTCATCTGCATGATGTCCAGACGTACCATAGGGGAATGTGACAAAGAGATATTTCCCTGTCAACTCAACCAGCTTCTTGAATACTGCTCGCTGCTCTTTCTGATAATCCTGCCTCTTATATGAGGAGATTCCTGAGTGTTCAATCGTTGAAACACAGGCAACCAAGTCATATTTTCCTGTATGTTTTTTCACATCTCCAACGATGTAATGATCGAGAATCTTGGCTGTCTCAGGATCAGGATCAATGTCTATTCCCACATAGCGGTCAATAAGTTTCCGCACCTCTCCTGCATACGTATAGTGGCTGTAGAAAGCTCCCACATCAAGCATTGTTACGATATCAGGATGACTTTTGATAAAAGAGATAAGACTGGGATGCTCAATGTCCCGTTCATTATAATTCATTGAGAAACACCTCCCATTCTCTTTTAATTTTGTTTTTCCCAAAAAGCTCTATTGCTGTTTTTCGTCCTGCTTCTCCAATCAATCTCGCCTTTTTAGGATTAGACAGCAACTCGTTAAGATAATTTCTCAACTCTTCTTTGTTATCTGATATGTAGCCATTCACACCGTTTTTAATAATCTTGTCCACCTCATACACATCCATACCTTCATGGATTTTTAGATCAGCTAACGATCTTCCGATAGCAACAATTGGAATCCCGGTCATTATTGCCTCCATGAAGTTCATGGTATACGAGGCTGGATACGTACCTGTGTAGAAATAGACTCTGTGATCCCTGTAGGCTTGCTTCAGTTCCTCGAAGGTCAATTCACCCCGCCATAATGGATCATCCATCGGAGTCAGATCAGGGTTCTTGCTCTGTGTACCATAGAGGCTTCGGGTTAATCCATGAGTAACCTCATTGAAGATATCGTATCCGCAGAATTGTCCTCGTTGCTTCATAGATTGACTGACTGAGAGGACAGCCGGAATCTCTCCGTTGTAATCACGAAACTCATCAGGATCTTTGTAAAATCTAATAATAGCGTCCTGCCCGGCAAAATTCGTGATTCTTTGCTCTTCAGGAGAATAGCGAACTATCTTGAGTCCTTGCATCTTCGGGATTGTTACCCTCGTTTCATCATCAGGTCTACTCTGCCCTATGGTTCGGAGGATTATCTTCTTATGCTTTATCTTTTCCCAATTAGACTCAATCCAGTCGGGCCTGTGCATGAAGATAATAGCATCAGCCCACGCAATCAGTTCCTCATGCAAATTTTCCTGTGAGCATTGCATCGCAACTGATTCAAGCTGATTGCTGTAAAATCCCCTGAACCCTGGCCTCTTATAGTCATGAGGCTTCTGAGGATTCCTGTATCCACCAAACGAGAACACATCATGACCTAGCTCGGTAAAGAGCTTAGTTTCGTCAAAATTCGAGAATTGAGTGACAACTCAAATACAAAATATTCATTCCCCTAACCCACCTCCTTTAAGACTATCAGCCTTACCTTCTATTGAAGGATTTAAATAATTATTCCAGATTTTCCATCCATAGCTATTTGGAGTTCTAAATTGATAATAACAGGGCCGACTACAATATTTGCCATGATCCTTCCTAATTCGTCCAGGTGTTAATTGGAATATGTTTCCACAAGGACAATTAAATGCAGTTTTCTCTTTTTCCAACCAAGGTTTAGGCTTATTCTTTAGTGCGATGGAGATGTTCTTTTTATGTTCGTCTGTTCTAAGGAAATGACCTGTAGGCATGGATATACCATAGTCCAATGACACGTTAGATAAAATTAGACAATTCATAGGACCCACAAACTCTGATATTCATCAAGAACGCACGTTGCTCCGATCTCTTTAAGATACTTCTTCGTCAGCCTTGTCTTTCCACCGCCCGGAAGCCTGCTGTCATCAAGGAGAATTGGTGTTCCTTTCTCAAGAAACTTCTCAGCCAGCTTAAACTCTTTTAGCTGGTGTTCCTGAGAATCATTGATGACACTCAGGTGCTTTGAAACAATCTCTTCCTCGGTCATGCTATAAAGTGCTTTCATCGCTTCTTCGACATTCTCCTGCCCGTTGTAAATCGTCAGCAGTTCACCCATCGGATAGTCATAACTATCCAAATAAAGAAGGTCGATATTCCCCTTATAATTCTCTAAGTACTCCAGTGAATCAGATACCACGTACTCAATATTCTTTGCGAATAAAATAGTCAGATCCCTGCATTTATCAATATTCTCCTGTGCAATATCAACCGTAATCAGCTTCCCCAAATTGTGTCTTAGAAAATGACCAAAAACAATTGTTGAGTATCCTGCTCCCCAATCATTAGCCAATCGTGTTGTTCCTGTTTCAAGAATCACCTCGCCTTTGTTTTCTTTGTAGATTTCGAGAGCTTTGAGCATTGTATTGTATCGAAGCCCTAAATTCTCTTTGTATTCTTCTTCAAACCATTTCATACAATCACCTCCTTCACTTTTTCAAGAAGATCAACACCGCACACATCCCAATTCCATTCCTTATGGATATAGCTTGATGCCTTTTGACCCTTTTCCTTCGCTTCATCTCTGTGTTCGTATACATAGCGCATGTAATACATTATTTCCTGTACATCCAGCCTTGCCTGAAATCCAGGTTGCTCAATTCCCCGATCATCGGGATAATCAATAGCAATCGGTGTAAGCGGATAATTGAAATCAAGATTACAAACTTCAGACAAGCCGGACCAGTTGGTGAGAATAGTAGGTAAGCCAGTAGCCATCGCCTCTCTAGGGGGCAATCCAGAGCCTTCAGCATGGCTTGGGAAGACGAAGCAGTCAAAGGAGGCATAGAGAGCTGTAATCTCATCAAACGTCATGTTCCCGTTGATTATCTTTACTCTTCTATCGAGAAATTGTACGTGTTCGAAATACTTGTTTGAGTTCTTGAGGATTAACTCCACTGGCTCACGTCTATCAAACTCCGAACAGAATGCCTGTATGAGATCCTTCCAGTTCTTCCGTTCGTCCATGTAACCTACTGTCCCGAAAGTAAACACAGGCTTCTCCCTCCTTTGTATGTAGGGAAACTTTCTTGAATCAATTCCTTGTTTTACTGCCCTAATCGGAACTGTAACGCCTGATTCCTTGAAGACATCAATGAGGTATGCGGAGGGAACTAGAATAGCATCCATCTCATTACACATACGCGCCCACTCCTTCCCCATCTTCGTGTTCTCAACCATCGTGTAACCTATACGAAACTCTGAGGTATTTTTTGTGAAAAGCTGCGGAGTTGTCTTAATAATTCCGATACGCTCTCTCGTATATGGTTTTTCAATGAGCTTCTGTTGCTCATCAGTCATTAAGGTGAAATGCTCAACTATCATGTCTCCCTTTCTTTCCCAACCGATTGAAACAGTACCGAGTAACCTCTCAAGCGCAGTAGCGTACTCCAGATTGACGATGCCATACCCTGAGAGAGCATTCATCCAACCTCAACCGTACCAGTTCAATCCTAACTTTGAATAATCAGAATCGTTACTGATACGCACGACAACCACCTCCTCTCAAAAAAGCAAAACCACAAATGTCAATTTTTCTATTTTCATTTCTCATTTTATCTCCTCACCTTCTTCAAAATTATCATAGCGTGAAAGAAACCCAATATCTTTGAGAACACAGAAGGCGTTGTAGGGAATAGGGGTACGCTTATCAACAGGAATCATGTATTCTTGTCCATTCACCGAAACATAAACGCAAGGAACTCCATTCACCCGGTCAAATGAGTTAGCTGCGGATTTAGGGACGAAGAAGTACCTGTCACCGATACATTCCTTGAGGGATATAACCTGCTTTACACTACGGTTCACTTGCCCCCCTCCTTTACGTGTTTCTGAAATTGCGGAAGTGCAGAAGGTTCTTTCGCTGTGTAGTAATCTCTTTCCTTCCTATAATCACCATACGTCATATTACGGTTCTTGAGATATTGATCTAGTTTGATATCCTTGTCCTTTGGAGGAAGACCCATGAGTTTCCAGAAAGGGGTATTAATGTGTTCCCATGTCTTCTTGTCTTTATTTGCCTTCGCGTCAACTGGTACGCCCCATCGGCATTCTTCACAAAGAGTAATGAGTTTTCCTGCGTAGAAAAAGGAGGAGTATTTTAACTTATTCTTCTGCTTACATTGATCGCATTTGATTTTCATATCTGCAAGACAGGGGGAGTATTTAGCTCCCCCCATCAATTCATCCCCGGTTCGGAGATTACGCTCTTGAAGATTCAAGACGTAACATCCAACTTTGGTTCAAAATTACAGACTTGAAAGCAAACTTCCACGTCAATGCGTTTCGGTTTGCCCATTCATCGCCCCAACCTCCCGGTTTGGTGTAAACGACATCGTAGTCATCATACATCCATGCGGTTTTACCCAAGGCGTTGTCGCCGAGAATAAGAGTTTGTTCGATGGTTGCGATCTGAGATGCGGACCCTCCATTTGAGGCCGTTGCTGCTCGTGAACTGAAGTTGAACCTCAATCCATAAAGCTCTGCAATCGTTCCTGTAAAAATGTAGGGTTTCTGAAACTGGATTGCGCTTTGGAAAGCGGTATCCTGCATCAGTTGCGAGATCACGTTTGCTGAACAAAGAACTGAGTACATGCCCTGAATTTCAGGTGCATCGTTGTTTCTCAGTGTCGTTGCTGCATTGAAGAAGTCAACCATATCAACCGTATCAGTTGTCTGAAGGTTGGGTCTGGTTGATTTTGCGTTTGCATACGATACGTTCGTACCTACCTTTGCTACGTCCCGGACTTCGGTATCAATAGCTTCTGCGGCTTGCAGAGTATTGAGGTTCTTCAGTTCCATTGGGATATCGGCAAAAGATGTGTACTCGACTGACTCATTCCACTCATGACCTTGACCGAATAAGAACTCAACTTGCGCTGAGATTGTTGTATCGGCTGGAGTCGCTGGTGTCCATGTTGGAGAAGCGCCAGTAGTGTTTTTCACATACTGATACGAGGTACCAGAGAAGTCTCCAGACTGATTGGCTAATCCAATCTTGGTCATCCTAAACCACTGACGAGTCTTACCCTCACGCTTCGCAACACGATCCTTAACGGCGTATTGAGAATAAATGAGTTTAGGTTTCGCCACTGGTAGGCTTTTGCGTACGTAATCTACTTTTTCAAGATCTGTTAATGATCCTAAATTTATTGCTGCCATGTTTTAATTCACCTCCCTTCACTTTGAAGGATTAAGTCTCTTGTAATCGTCAAAAGCTTTTCCTTCTTCGGGTGTCCATTCTTCCATCGGCTTGAGCATTAATTTCGCAATATCTGCTGGCCTGGCTCCTGGTACATCCGTTTTCGAAATGTTCGTTGACGCTATTGGAAAGGACTTGTTAGTAAGTGTGGTTGTAGGAGTTTGTGTCCCTGCTTCTTCTTCAGCAATACCTTCAATGTATTCGAGCAAATCTAACTTCGCTGACTCTACATCGGTGGTACTTTCGTTCACGAAACCCCTTGCGTTTGAAAGAATGGCCTTCTTGAGCTGTGGGTGAAAGTTGGGATGTTTATCCAACTCGTCCCTGGCAAAATCAGCTAGTTCCCTCTTTGCATCCTTCAGCAGTAATTCCTGTACGAATGGATTGCTTAATACAGCGTCCATATCTTCCGGATCGTACTGTTGAAGTTTTTGGTTTCCCTCCACTTCTGCTAACTTCCTCTGAGCTTCCTTATAGTTTTTGTTTACTTCCTGAAACCTTTGGTAAGGCACAGTTTTCTCCGCAACTGTCGGAACATCAGCCGTTTCATTTTCAGATTGTGGAACCTGAACAGTAGGTTCGGACTCTACTGGTGCTTCCTGAGCATTTGACACATCTGGTTTTACATCGTCCATTGATGATTCACCTCCTTTCTTGAGAGTGATACGTATTTAACGAGTTACCGCCTCGATGGGTTGATAGTAGCAACGCAAGAGAGGGATAAAAATTAGACAACTAAAGGGTAAATTTAATGGATTGGAGAGAAGATGCGCTTTCGCGCTTCAGTGAGCTGGTCAATGATTTCTTTCTTCTCATCGGGAGAAAGACGGTTATCTTTCATGATACCTCTTATCTCAGAAGTGATTAATTTTACAGCTTTTGCCTTGTCTATGTTGTCAAACTTCGCCTGTGTAGCTGGATCATACACTACGCTCTTGAGTCCGAAAGTATCAAGAAGTGCCTGTACCTTGCTTCTGGTACGCCCTGCGTAGTCTTTCTGGCCTGTAAAGGCATCATAGAGTTTGCTACCACCACGGGTTTTGTAATTTATACCAGGTTGACCTGAAGGAATCCCGCCAAAAGCATCTGATGGTAATAAGTTTGGTGCAAATGTCTGAACACCATGTTGGATTCTCTGAACATTAGCTCTTTCTGGAATAGCTGATTTAGCTATAGGTTGGTCGAAATAAAGGTCTTTATTGTACATTTGCGAGCCAGCTTCAGTTATTAACGGATTTAAACCCATCCCGAAGGGTAATTGTCCCCCTGCTTTGCTATCAAAGTTTCCATGAGGAATAATATATGAAGGATCAGCATAGGAATAATTCCCATTCTTATCTTTTATCGGTAGCCTTACTTGTCCCCGCATCCCCGTAGGAAGATTCTGATTGTTTTTCGCTCCTTCAGGGGACATTCCTTCAACAGCCGTCTTTGCTTTTTCATATTTCGTAAGAGTCCCACCCCGATTAATACCGGTCCTGATGACTGAGGGAACAGCCTGTCTCGTAAAAGAGTAGAAAGGAATAGCTCCACGTAATAGCTGACGTTCAGCAGGGTTAATCTTGTAGGGTGAGAAGATCGCTTCCTCAGCTTTAGCAGCAGCAGCCTTGATCGTTAGTCCTTTATCCCTGAAAAACGCATACACGTTCATCTTCGCTGTCTCTTCTGAAGCCTGCTGAAACTTCTTTGGTGAGTTAAAAATCTTTTTCAGAACATTCTCGCCCTGACCAAACACTTCCGGCCTCAGATTTTCAACTCCTTCTGATATACTAACCCTCCCCAATATCCCTGCGTCCTTCAACTCCTGCATGTACGCAATCATCTTTGTATCTCCCTTACCTGTATATGCTTTTACTGCACGCGCATATCCTGCAATCGTCTTTGCAAGCCCTGCTCCTGTCGCATAATCGGAGAGAATCTGGTTACTCATAAGGTTTCTTGTGTGATATCCGGGTCCTGAGTAGATAGTTTTCCCCATCTTCCAAACATTAAGAGCCTTATCCGCGATTTTTAAGAATATTCCCGGATCGTTTTTTGCATATTTTCTGGTTACGTAATCAACTATTTCCTGCGGAACCGAGATGTCCTTGAATTGACTTTTTATATTTTCGGGTAATTCATCTTTTAGAAGTATTTGACCATCCTTTGTTGTTCTTGGACCCCTGAAGTTCTTGATAACATCTCCTGTTTTCATTGCCTTTCTCGTTGTCGTACCAAGTTTAGTACCAAATTTCTCTACCAATTCCTTAACAGCCTTCACTGATTCGATATTCTGCACCTCTCCTGATAGAGCTTTAAAAGTAGGAAATTGAAATTCTCTTACATAATCTGGAAGACCATTTTTACCCAAAAGATTCTTTCTTTGCTTTAATGAATCACTTGTAAATTTAAGACCCCTACTTGCAAACTTTTGTTTCTCTTCAGTTCTTACTACATCTGCTATATGAGCCATATATTTACCCTGGAATTTACTAAATGACTCCTTACTCATAAGTCCAGACTCAACTAATTCTTTTGCAATACCATCTGAAATTTCTTTCACCCTGTTGGCCCTTATAACAAGAAAATTGTTAGACTTTGTCGTTATTCCACCCTCAATTATGTTTCCAACCTTAACTCTTTGAGCAGAGGATAGTCCTTTTGACATACTACTAATTTGGTTATATAACGAACTAATCCTTGTTTCTACTTCACGGCTTGAATTTTCAAGTATTTTTCCTGCTTCTGGGTTTCTAACATTCTCAAGAAATGGTATCCTTTCAATGCTTCTTGCTACAGTTGGATTATCTTTGAGATAGTCCTGAGCTATTGATCCCGTTTTCTGAACAACCTGAGATACCTTACTGGCTCCGGGAACTTTCGAAACAATCTTGCTGCCTGTATTTAGCACTTTACCAACAGGAGTGCTAGGCATACCCAAGCTCATCCCAAAGTTGATTGCAGTCTGAGCCTTCTCACCTTTGACCAGATCCCTTGCTGCGTTGTAATCCCCTTCTTCTCGCCCAATCTGTGTACGATTCTGGACACCCGGAAGAATGTTTTTAACCCCTGCTCTGAAGTCCTCTGCAACGGCAGGAAACAACTGTTTCTTTCCCGCTTTCACCATCGGAGCGTTCTTGTCAGCCGAATCCCTCACTCCTTTAGCGTAGCTGTTAAGTGCATATTCAGGTAATCGGAGAACATCCAATCCCTTTGAGATAGTCCCTCCCTCAAACAATTTCCCATGTACGTTGGCTTGTTTTAAAGCTGATGTTTTTGTAAAGGGAGAAGCGAAATTCTGTTCAGGTCTAGCAGGCGGTCTGAATGTAGTAGTAGCAGCCTTCGGAGTAACCTTTGACGTAGCAGGAGAAGCAGGCTTTGGAGTCGCCTTATTCTCACTGAGAAAACTGTCAACGAAATCGTATGCCATATTATTTTATCTTGAGTAACTTCTTGAAAAAATCGACAGGTCCGAGACTAATTTGAGGCTTCTGTGCTGCCCGTGCCGGAGTTATCAGAGGAGCTTGAATCTTCACATTCTTCGGTAGCTGACCGCTTGCTACTGCTTTTTGGATTGGAGTTGGTGCTGGTACCGCTACCTTGAGGGTCGGTGTTTTTACCTGCGGAAGAATTGTACCAGTTTGAGTAGGTATGATCTGTTTAGGCATAGATATTTGTGTGTTCTGAGAAATACCAATCTGTTGTGCAGTTTTCGGAGCAATGACCACTGGATTCTTGGAAGTCACAGGTTCCTGAGCGGTAGCAGTAGGCTGTACCACACCGACAGCTCCCTTCACCACATCAGTTGCTAATGCAAGAGCGGGGTTCACTGAATTAAGAACTGGTCTGGCAGCACCGAAAGCATTCTTAAACTGTTCTAATGGCTGTTTTGCATTGGATTGTTTCTGCTTGGTGACAAGGTCCAGACTTGTTTGCTTCTCTTTTTCCCGTCTTGCCGCCATCTTCTTTGTAACTTCATCCTGCGTCTTCATTGCAAGCGAAGAAGCGTAATTAGGAACAACCCCGTCTTTATCAGGAGCTGTATCAAAATACTTGTTTGTCTTTTGATCGTAGACCCTTACTGTCTTCTCGTTTTCAAGGTAGAGATACTGTCCTGTTTTTTTGTCTTGCGTGAACCTTGCCGGATCGCTCATAACATTAATGTCGTAATCTTCCTTACTGATTGCTACCTTACGATTCTCTCCCTTGTGGAATATTCCTTGGTTATCTGAAAAGTACTGAGGCTGTCCTGCTGTATCAGATGGTACATTTGTCCTATCAATCAACTCAAACGTAGAAAAACTCTTCCCATTCTTTGCTATGTTTCCTGTAGTGGTAAACTCACCGGGGGGTACCATAACGAGAGCAAGGTTCTTCGGATTACCATTCAGGACGACTCCTGCCTGATCCTCAAGCTTCTGGTACTCCTTATAGAGTGAATCAACGACATCAGCAGCTCTTGTCTTTCTACCATTGAAGAGTACTTTTGCATTCGGATTCTCCGCAGCTATTGCTTCAACATTTTGTATCTGCGTCTGAATGTCATCATTCCGCTGCTTAATAACAAGCTGCATTGTCTTCAAGACATCAGCAGGAGACTTCGTGCCATCATTAAGTGCTGAGGTAAGTTTCCTCATGCTATCCGAGTAGTCATAATCCTGCTTGTCCCAATCAGTCACCACGCCGCCAACCCCACCGCCCTTACCCTTACCGAGAACAAATGGAAGACCCGATACTGTTGTCCCTCTTCTTACTCCCCCTTTATCAAGATTCTTCTGGATGATATCAGTCGTCCTATTGAGTGAGTTAATTAAGCCGTAATCATTAGTTGCGTCAATACGCGGGGAGATCTCGGAGAGTGCCTGAAGGTATTGTGCTTCTCCTATCTTTCCGTCATGATAATCATTAACCAGACTTCCCATATAGTCCCGAAGCGTTTTTTTCTCAGTACTTATTTCTTCCTTTGAAGCTGCCTCTGCTTCCTGATTTGCCTGTGCTTGAGTGTTTGTTAGTTCCTGCTGATACGCTGCTGCGTATTTATTTGCATCAGTCTGATCCCCATCTGCTACTGCCTGATCGTATAGCTGCTTATACATCTCAGCCCTTTTCCCACTTCTTTCACTTGAGCTATTAGGAAGTTGGTTTATCTGCTGTTCAGCAATATACCTCTGATTTTGCCGTGCTTTAGTTTGTACATTCTGCTGGATATCAGCTACTCGCTGATCGTATTGAGCAGCCATTGTAAAAGCATCAGATTGTGCCGGAGTCTCAGAAGCCATTCCCGCAGCTTTTGTTTTGTAGTACTGCGATAGCGCTCCGGCTGCCTGATACTGCTGCATCGAATTATCGGGAGCTGCCCTGTAGGTTGCCTCTAGTTTGTCCTTCTGAATACGGTTATCAAACTCTTTTATCTGGGTATCGATGTCCAATCTGTCGCTTGCTGAGAGCGAAGGATTGGACTGCGTTTTTGCAAGAAACTCCCGCATCTCATCATTTTCTATTTCTCCAGCGTTATAGCGGGAAACCATGATGTTCAACTCACTGGAGGCTGTCCGTTTGGCAATTGAAGCAATGGAGGTATTCGCAGCGCTTAATAATCTGATCTTTCCTGAAGAGATCCCCCGTGCTGCGTTTCTTTGTTCCTGAAGTTGCGCGATTCTTGCATTTGCCATTTACTTCTTACTCCACTTTTTATATGCAGGAGTATTCTTTACAAACTCATCCCACGTATCAAAATGCAATCCTGCTCCCTTCGCATCGACTGAACGTTGCTTCCATGTTGCAGGATCTCCTGCGTACCCTGCGTCACGGATTGCCTGAAGATATTTAGATGGATCTTTACGGTATTTATAAGCATCAGTGAATTGCTTCTTTCCTTCTTCTTTATTTCCATAAAATTCAGTATTCATTTCTCCTTTAAGAAACTTCGCTGCTGAAGTAGCTGCTGCAAGATCAGAGTCAAATTTAACTGCTTTGCCTGGGTTTGAATCGACTGCACCGAGATTAAACTTATTTATCTTTCCGTTTTCAGCAGCAGCAATACCGAAGAATACTTCTCGTGGGATTTTCTGTTCATCCGCTGTTCCCATCATCCGTGACTCAAAATTATCAGGTACTGGTGTTGGTACTGGAGGTGGAGCTTTTGCCTTTACCCTTATATTAAGTCCATCTTTTCCAAGCGGTGAGATAATCTTTGTACCTATTCCTGGAGCTTTTGGAACCTTCGTAGGAGCTACTTTGATTGCTTTAGGAAGGGGAACGCTTGTAGGTGTAGGCGTAACTTTTGGCTGACCCATGATTGGTCCTACCTTCTGCATTTTATACTGCATTTTTGCAGCCTCTTTCCCACCATACGTAGCAATACCTTGATTGGCAGGATTTCCCAAAAGAACATTTCCTATAACAGAAGGTTGCTGCTTACTGAATACACCCCTGTATAAATCGTTCTGTGCTGCTCTCTTGATCTTATCCCACATAGTTATCCTTTCGCTCCTTGATTCTGTCTAGCCTTATCAATTGCCCCCGCTGCTGATGAGTAGGAAGTCGTTCCTCCTTTTGATGCCATCGGCTTTGATGCGCCTGTATTCTGTTCAGAGGTCAAAGTTGGGGAGGCTTGATTAGGATTCGGGTTATCTCCCACCTGTCCCTGCGATGCCATTGCAGCCATGTTGTTTGCCTGAAGGATTCCTGTTGAGAGCTGCCACATTTTTGACCTGAGAATCATAAGCTCAGGATCTTGCAGCTCTTTTTTAATCTGTGCAATTTCAGCATCGACATTACGATATCCCAATTCCTTGAGAGCTGTCTTAATTGAAAGACCGATCATGTTTACCTTGTTCGCAATATTCACGATCTTATCCGACTGCGAAACAGGCAAAATATCCGTCCAGTCAAATTCCATATTCCTCACGACAAACTCGCCATCAGCATTGGTAAACCAGTCATACTCCTCACCATGCAGGAAGTTTCCAAATATTTGAATCTTCTCAGCTATTTCCTGTAAAGCCAGCTCCCATGAATCACGCTTAAACTGCGTAAGGTCAATTGAGGACTGGTAATCAATCGCCTTTGACCGTCCGGAATCAGCACCAGACGAACCATAGTTCACCTTCGGCAGTCCGAGATCATACATTTGCTGCATCTTACGGTTATGGTACTGATCGTCAGGGAAGTTATTGATGTTTGTCTGAAGCGGCTCAAATCTACTTTTTCCATCCCCGTTATCATTGACAAAGATAACCTGACCTGACGAGGTTTTAATACTTTCCGGATCAAAATCATTCATGTTGTAGGCAACATAGCGCTGTACGTTTCCGACTCGTAGATGGTCTGATGATCTATTATCATTTTCATTTAGCTCGATCTGAGAATCCATGAGGTAATCAATATCGGCAATCGACCAAGGGGATGGAGGATTGGGGATATTAGATATGATTGTCCAGTACTTCACCTTCGGATAGGTTCTATCGTCTTTGAAGACAAGTTGTACCAGTTCTCCTTCGATCTTAATTGCGTAAACATCCTCAGAGTCAAACTCCTGTACCCTTACCTTGGGGAGCTTTGTTTTACCCGATGGAAGATCAGACGTTCCTTTCTTTCCCGGACTCTTCGTTCCCCACTGGTTATTGTCCCATGATCCACTTGATTGCGAGTCGTCCTTCGGGAGTGATCCCAGAGCTTTCTCGTTCACCCTAACACCATACTTATCAAACACCGCCTGCGGTGTAATCTCCATCTCAGCAATGACGAAATCAAACTCTCCCGGATTACCATTCCAACCGACCATGATTGTTGACATATCATCGTGTCCCTCAATACATATCTCTTTCTTCTCAACATTGGGGTACGTCTTAATTGCTGCGTCACCGAACTCCGATTGGTGGAAAGCCTGCCGTCTAAAAGTCTTTCTCCAGAAGCGGTTCTTTTTGTGTTCAAAAACTGTATCAATGTAATCTTCAACTGCCTGCGTTCGTACTGTCTCCAGATCATCATTTGCATCTGAAGGGGTTACAGTGTACTTCGGAGGATTGTTGGCTATACCGAACGCAATTTTTACGACTGTTTTTCCTGCATAGTTAGTTACTTGATTCGTGTGACCCCGCTTCTGTTTGGTGTCCTTAATAATACCGACAATGTTTGAGTAGTCCCCTTGATTACCTGTGTAGAAATCCCTCCTTTTAACGTAGGTATTCTTCCGCTCTGCCCTATCGCCAGCCAAATCATCAGCAAAATTTCCGATACGGATACCCCACTGTTTTTGATCTTCAGGTGTGCCTTCAAGAATAAGTCTGGACTCTTTGAGGTCTAGTAACTCTTTGTCTTCCATGAGTAAGTTTTAGAGGAATTGGTTGTAAACTCGTATTAGACAACTAAACCCCCAGGAAATCAAAATCAATTGCGATTTTCCGAGTCTGCTTAACACGCCGCATCTCAATCCAGTGAATACCCATTGCCAACGTCATTACACAATCAGTCCTGAGCTTTGTATCATCCATCTTGTAGTTTTGAAGTTCGTTGATAAGAGGAAGGATTTCAGAAAATCTAATTAATCCCCAATCCATTGTCCTGTCAGCCCAATCTCCCTGCTCATTCTTCTCCCTGATCCGCTTCCTTGTCTCAGACTGTCCTCCATCAAATGCAATTTTTAGGGTTGCGAGCATATTTGCTTTAAGCGTTGAGGATTTTGTCGGACCATATTCAGCGGATATAGGATTCAGGTGTCCGAGAAATGCCATCGCATTCTTCCCACCAAGCGCCGAAGAGTCAATAATCAGCTTTCCCTTCCCACCAAACCGCATCGTCACATCTTCTGTTAAGGAGTACTGCATCGGAATCGGCATATCTCCTCCCTTGAACCTATTAAAGTAGACGATTTTGTAAGGCTCGTCTGTGTAGTCAATGACCATGATGACGGTGTAGTCAGCCCACACTGACTCGCCTCCTGCGTAATCAGCAACCGTAATGTATTTCCTTCCCGGTAAAGCAAACTCCAATAACTCAATATCTTTTAAGACAGCATTCTGAATACGTTTATGACCAAAGTATTTCTCACCTGTCTCAACGTGTTCACCCCGTATAATCTGTTCCCGCATGACAGGATCTGCGATCTTTTCAATCTCCTCAATTGCCCTTCTTGGTAAACTCACGTTCTCATAGGTCGTTCCCTTCTGGGTATAAAACATGCCGTTTTTCTTCCAGTCGGGTTTACTCATATCCTCCTCTGCCATCTCAATCATCGTCATGTAATCGTGACCTTCGGGCTGCGGAGTTCCGACAAGATCAATTTGTCCTCCGAAATCAACAACGCGCATTAAGAGCGTATTGTTGGTGAAGATCCAGATATCAGGAATATCCCCACACTCATCTCCCGTTACGTAGGCCAATTTCCTCATCTTGAAAGCAACTCCCATCTCAGACATTGATCTTCCCAACATCCTTGCTCCCGTCTTAAACTCAATAAACGGCATCACCTGAGCATCAGCCCGGTCATCAATAATCGCCCAATCCTTCAGGAGGGATTTATTGGTTCTCCACTGAGGCTCAGGAAACTCCATAAGGCAGTTATCACAGGTAAAGATATACTTATCCTTCTTACCGATTCTGTGCAGATCACATGAGGGACAGACGGGAACGAGCATATTCCCCTGAAACAACTCCCGACAAACTTGCAGCGCTCCACGCCCAAGCTCGTAGGTCGGCCCGAAATTAAGGGTGTTGTATTCAATCCGCCTCCACTCTTCAACCGACATCACTTTTCCGTTCAAAAGCGGCTTACACATCCCATGCCAGCCGTGCTTAACCGCAGCAACGAAGGTTTTTCCGAACCTGTTACCGGGACGGAGAATATTAATTGTCTTGGTAGAGTTATTCTCCCACTCCTCCTGCCCCTTGTGGAGCTTAACGCCGAGCATTAGGTCAGCAAAGGCAATAGGGGAGGCGAAGATCTTCTTATTAATATCCGAGAGCTTTTCGTTATCGAGCTGTATCACTGACGATCTCCCCCTCTACAGACGATTCATTGAGGCTTGGAGGAGCAAACATCTTCCCAAGCATAACATCCATAGCATCTTCAGTCAGTCTCAACTTCTTCGCCTCAAGAGAAAGCTTCTGTGCTGCAACAACATCCCCCAACCTAAGATTCGCCATATCCATCGGATTATCTGGATTAATATTCTCAACCTTCATCATCCCCAGATCCAGCATCTTTTGGGAAAAAGCTTCAATTGTTGCAGGAGTAATGTTGTGTTTCTTATCAGGAAGTAAAATAGCCTTGTTATTGTGCTTGGCTGCTATATGCCTCCTTATCAACATATTTAATCCATAAACACTTCCGGTGTATCCCATCGGGTTTGCGTACTTGTTGTAGATCTTACGTATCGGTAGCTTCTGAGCTTTCAGGGCCAATACCTCAGCCCGATAAGGAGAGAGGCAGAGCTTGCATACTCCGGCATTCTTGGACATAGTGGGAGTATTCTAGGTCTTGAGAGTAAAGTGGGATATTAGACAACTAAGGATCTCGCTCTATGTGAGTCTTCATAAAATGCTCATTTACCAACGCTGGCGGTACCCGCTCCCCACAGTTGGTCATGTTGAGTTCATGTTGAGAGGATAACTAAATTTACAGGCACGCACGGTCAGCTCACGTGCTACCACTACCCCCTAGGTATTTGAGGCTATCATGTCGCACAATAAAAGTTATACGACATAATTCTGAGGCTAAATAAGGGTGAACGATGGTTGATAGAGCCTATAGAGGTGATAATCTAGGAACGGTTGGAGCGTTTGTTTGTACGTAAAGGGTGTAGGCAAATAGAATGACGTGATCCCTTCTATTCTCTTCGCTCTATTCTCTTCTTCATCAATACGCTTTCGCTTTATCCTCCTGTATTATTCCTAACACTCAATAAATATTAATCCTTATCACTTATTACTCTTACTTACTCTCAACTAGCTATTCTCTATTCTTTATTCTCTATTCTCATACTCTTATCTGTTATTGTCCCTTTCCTTTCCTATAATCCTTTCTCTCTTCTTTTATCTTCCTTATGCCTAGCTTCCTATTTAATGAGAAAATGTAAGCTAAAACAACGTCATAGGATGCAATCTAAGACACGATACCGTGATACCCTGTACAATCTCACCTCTTCATTTACATAAACGCCTATGTCACCATTGTTATACTTGTATTAGTCATTCGCGTATATAATTGTTACTCATGTTCCTATATGTTGTTATTCTGTTAAGTTCTTATCTTTTGCCACTTGTCAATATCCCTATTCCCTATACAATAAGAGTTAATGGAAACAAGATTAATTACTAAAAAAGAGAAGGCAATCATTGAAGGCGTGTTAGTACGTGCTATAACCTATAGGATGAAAAACGAGAAGATCGCATGGTTTACTGTCGGAAGAAGTAAGAAAAAATGGTTTTTACCAACAAGAGACAAAGATAATGGCTGATCTTACCTTGCTTGATGTTAATAATAAACTTCTTGAAACTGAAGATGCTATTCAATCGAAGTTGCCCCAATACATAAGGGCGGAAATAGCCTATTCATCAAAGTATAATGACTTTCTTCTTCATTCGGGGATGGGATCAGCGCCACTACGCGAAGCGGAAGCGAGGCAAAGAATGCAAATAGAAGATGAAACCGAGAAATATCTATCTACGAAGCTTGAGTATCGCTTGCTACAATCCCGAAAGGAAACACTTATTGAAGTAAGCCGGAACCTTAGATCTTATGCTTATGGAACCTAGAACCTCTTCAATTGAAGTTAAATTGAATAATCATGGCCGGTATACATGGAAGATAAGCATTATTTTTGATCTAAAAAATGACCCAACAAAAAACATAGCACAGACAATAAAAATCATTGATCGTAATCTAAGAGATGAATTTCCCGATCATGTAACAAGAGGTACAGGCCGCGTTGCTACCATCGAAGAAGATTAATCTTTTCTATTTCCCATTTACCTTCACATAATAGGATATTGCCCTCTTGACATCTATAACAATGCATTGTTATACTCTTCTTAACAGAAAGGAGGTGAGTTATATGAAATCATTCACAACACTAAAAGTAGGTTACACAGCGGGTATATACGGATGTTCTGGCGAATACTTCACGACTATCATAATTAACGGTAGCAAAAAAAGGTCAATAAACCATTACGGGCTATATGGGTCTGAAGAGAGAGTATCGCAAGCATTAAAAGCTAGAGGATACACTGAATTTTATACACCGTCTAATTATGGACGGCTAGTAAGGTCCGACATACCCAAAAACCTACATAAATCTGAAGGACAAGCCATAGATTATATAAAAAGTAAAGATTTTAACGTATCTTTTAGTAAAGTTTAAGTTTTTGATTCTATCCTCTTGATTCGTGTGACTATTTAACCGACAAGAGGATAGAAATGAAAAACTTATATAAACCAAACAGAAGGGAGGTGAATATATATGTATAACTATATTTATAAAGTAGAGGTAATGAAAGTTGAACGGGATGATTTTAGGGAATTTTTATTTTCCCATTATGGAATGAAGCCAAAAATAAACTATAGAGACAATGAGGCAACAGTATTATGCTATGGCTATTCATTAGAAGAGAAAAGCAAAAATAAAAAAATGCTATTCGAAGCTATAACGGCATTTAGGCAATACGTTTTTGATAAGGATACAAACAAAATGGCATAGTCTCAATCATGAGGCGGAAAGTGAGGTGAATAATATGAAAAAAAATACTTAAAGCTAACAGTAGAGCAAAAATCTAGGAATGTTATATTTTCTAGTCAACTGTTGCCTGGTTCGATAATTCACGAAGTACTTAAAACGGATGACGACAAAAATAAAGTTATCAAAAGATTACTAAATGATAAGTTTTTTAACAATAGTCCTTTTAAGTGTAATGAAGTCAGACGTTAAATAGCTTTATACTTTATATACTGCTTATTATGAATAAGTAAGCAGAAATAAGATATAAAACAAACAAAACAATAGAGAGACTAAAGAAAATATGAATAACTTTATGTACTTTTTACTAGCAATAATGGTATTAATCGTAATATATACTTATAGCGACTATCCTGGACGCATGAAGCAATATAATTCTCATGTATGTGCAACAAATGGATATGACGAAACCTGTCAAAATGTGCTACCCTTGGATAAGAGATTAAAATAATGGGACGGATAATAAGCAAAGAGGACATCAAGAAAATATCTCAGTATACGGGGAGCCTAGGCGGTAAGAAAACTAAAGAAATCCACGGTTCCGAACACTTCGCAAATGCCGGACGGAAAGGCATGATTGCGAGATGGGGTACGAAACGAAAAAAGAAAGATGTATAATACGCGGACGGATACAATGCAAGCCTATGAGTCATAAGTTACTCTCCACAGATATAGAACTCCATGATTCCCCAAAAAAAGGAAAACAGTTAACTATTCCCTCATTCAACGGAAAATTTGGTGCTGCAATCTTCATAGGAGGTAAGGAAATTTTTCTCGGTGTAAGTATTGCAGAGGTAGAGATAGAACGGATAGTAAGGAAACGTCTCTTAAAAGCCCCTTCAAAAGGCAAGGTTAAAGTCTTAAATTTCGATTAACCTTCAGGGAACTTCTCCGCATACCATTTATCCGCTGCATCTAACTCCATTCCCTTTGCCTTAGCGCACATTAGATTTATGACGATTCTATTGCGATAATACCATTTAAGCTTATACATTCTCCTACGTTCAGGGTGTTTCTTGTACCACTCCTTGTTATAGGCGTTTTTATCTACTTTCATTTTTTTGAATAATACTTCCCAGCTTTCCAATCGTTTTTTTCATCTGAGATAAAAGCAGATCACGGGCAGCACTATCAAGACTTGTAAAATCAAGGGCAGATAATTCTTCGATGAGATGAATGTTTGCCTTCACAGCAGGATCAACTGTATCAAAGTCATTTTGATTTGTCATTAGTGATTCTCACCACCTTTCCGTCTTCCGATAACTCAACGGGAGTTTTAGGGTCAATCCCAAGCCTCGGAAGGACAGTGGTATAAAGATACATTTGAATATCACGATTAATAAGATCCTGCACGTATCCTTGAAACTTCTGCCTTCCAAGGATATTAGCAGTCTCATCAGTACTCAGATGATACTCAACTAATTTCGAGTGTTTTGTCATAGTCTTCGCCTCCTCTCATTGCTGATTTTGAGGGTCGCCAATCAGTTTCACACCCCAACCGACCACCGTCACTATCTTCACCTACCAAATAATCAAACATCCCAAGGCACACAGGACACTCCATCTGAGGGGATGGAGCATGTTTAACAGGAACGCTAATCGGGTCTTCTTGCCCTATAAATACTGGCTTTCCGTTTTCATCTTTTACAATATCCATATCAATCACCTCCTACTTACATTATTACCTAAATACGTTTTATCAATATCTCGCTTCGGTATACCATAAACATCAGCACTACAAGGCTTACACCGTTTCGAACGGAAAGAGATCAAGACAAAACAATACTCACATTTATGCAATCGTTTCTCTTTCATTTTTTCTTCTTCCTGATACGCTTCTCAGATTTCATAGTACTTCGTAGTTTTCATATAAGTAAAGGTTTACTTAACTGGCTCGTAGTAAGGTGGCTTCTTTGTGTCCACCCTACTATCAGCTATTAAGCTAATTTCTTTTTTTCAATTAGATATAATCCAATCAAAAGTACTGATACCAGCCATACTTGATAAATATCTGATTGATTATCAATTATGTTTACAATAAATCCCAAAAGCATAATGGCAACTGTTATATGGTAAATACCTCTTAATACCATCGTTAATGTAATATTCATTTTTTATCCACCTCCTTTATTGGTTTAGTCATAGTTTCTTCCTCAATCCTTCCCTTGGGTTCTCGTAAATGTTTCCGATTACTTCTGTTTTAAGCCAATTTTCAGGTTCTCCGCTTAATACCCCACCCCTACCTTCTTCGTGTAAGTCTAGCTCATATCTACCACAAGAATAAGAATTGCAATAACTGACCACACGATTTTCTCCTTGCCATTTAACTATATCCCCCTCATAAATCTCTACTCCGAGTCGGTCTAATAATCCCGTAAACTGTTGAACTTCTCCATCATAGCAAGGGTCTGGCATATTAAATACGCCTTCCAAATAGTGAAACTTCTTTGCATCCTTGTCGTAGATTCTAAACTTTAATGCTTTCATATATTTTAATAAACTCTTTTGCCCATTTTAATTTATCTTCTATTCGTTGTCCTGCTGGTTGAGAAGTTGACCATAATTCAAGATTCTCTATGTGATTATCTGCTCTATCTCCATTCTTATGATGAACTTGTTCGCTTCTTAAAAGTGGTCTTCCTAAATAATCAGACATTACCATATAGTAATTATTTTTCATATAAGTAAAGGTTTATTTAACTTTTTCATAGGTTAATTCAAAAATGTCTGGCTTACAAGGATATTTTTCTCCCTTAACGCTTGTGATAATCCAGTCACCAGCAGAAACAATATACTTACCCTCAGGAGTATCTATCACGAAAATAGGCCTACCCTCTTCAGTACTGCTTTCCATATAAACATCTTTATAAAGCATCCCAACGCCTTCTCTATGGTTTTTATCAGTAACTTTCCTAGGAAACCACTGATAAGCGTCTATAAATACTGGTTTTTTTCTGTATTTCATATAAGTAAAGGTTTAGTTAGCTCATGTCGTCTGGCGTTGAGTTATGCGACTCAGTTTTTACTCATGTCTTCCATATTATCCATTTGCCGAATCCCACTATTCATGATCTGATTATTGAAATTTTCTCTTCTCGTGTTCGCACCTAGTCCCAAATACTGATCGTCCAACTCCATTACATCCTCGACAATACGATTGTTCTTTGGATTAATATTTACCACAAGCTTAACACCACCTCTAAGCAAGCCTTTGAGAGTGTCCCAAAGAGAGACATGAACGGTTTGTATCACAAACGGGTCTGCAATATCTCTACTGTCTAGTGGCTTATCGTTTACGGATGTACTGACCATGTACTGAAAGCCGTCCTTATGACTGTCATATGTTGATTTAATTGATTGTCTTTTTTTCTGTCGCATAATATCTACCTTTACGGCGTTGTTCTTACTCTCAGCTATATATTTGTCATTCATATTATCC